TTGGTTTTGAGGCGTTGAAAACTGAGGATGCCAATGGAGATAACGTAGCAGTTGGTTATCAAGCTCTCAAGACGCTTAATGCAGGGGTTGACTCTTTCAACACGGCAGTTGGATACCAAGCAGGTCTATCAGTCACCACCGGGATCAGCAATGTATTGATTGGAGCGGGGGCTGGAGATGCGCTCACTGACGCTGATGAAAATACAGCGGTGGGCATGAATGCTTTGTCAAGCGATACTCAAGGTAGTGACTCCGTTGCGATAGGAACGGGTGCTCTTTTCACGCAAAACTTTACTACGCAAACTTCAGTATTGAATGTGGCGGCGGGGTATCAGGCTGGTGAGCAAATTACTACGGGAAATCAGAATACCTTGATAGGTGGCGTAGCAGGGGATGAGCTTACTGATGCTGATTTTAACGTGGCAATCGGTACTTCTGCTCTTGGATCAGACACTTTAGGAAGTCATAGCGTTGCTGTAGGTAGAAGAGCCTTGCTAGAGCAAAATTTCACGACAGCAACGGATACTTACAATGTTGCGGTGGGTTCTAGTGCTGGTCAAAATGTCACCACGGGAACCCTGAACACCCTTGTCGGAGGTCTTGCGGGTGATGCGATTACCACAGGCACACACAACAATGCTTTCGGTTATGACTCTTTAGGAGCAACCACAGAAGGGCAGTTTAACAACGCTTTTGGCGAAGCTGCGCTCCTCTCGAATACTACGGGCAGTTCAAATATAGCAATGGGTGGTTCTGCTCTTAGAAATAATACAGACAGAAGTGATAATACTGCTATTGGTGAGTCATCGTTGAGAGAAAATGTAAACGGTGCAAGAGCCACAGCCGTAGGCTCCGGTTCTTTACAAAA